TTGAGCAGCCACTTGATCAGAGATTTCTTCTCCTTTAGCAGCAGCTTTATCTATCTCAGTCTTTATAAAGCCTTGTTGTATGGATAAGCCAGCTTGATTAAACTGTTCTATTTTTATGTCTACAACAGATGGTGTTTTCTGAGTTACAGCAAAGGCATCTGCGCCCAAGATCTGTACAGCCAAAGACTTTTCTTCTGCATTCATACCCAACGTAGCTAATTCAATAGCAAAATTCTGAACCAAGTCATCCTTACTCATACCGTCAGACTGAGCTTGCTGGGCCTCCCGTAGTTTTGCCCTGATAGCTGCACGGTCTCTATCTGACTGAGTAGCAGTGGTTGGTGTTGGCATACCCCTTGCAAAGGAAGCTCCTACGTCAAGCAACCCACCTATTACACCAGCAGCAATGGAGGTATTTTGAACCTGTTGGACTGGTTGAGGTGAGGCAGCTGCACCCGATACATCTTGGTCTAGTGTGAAGGCCATTCTTTATTCTCCTTGAGCAGCTTGTGCTGTAATCTGTGAACCTGCTGACTGACCTCTTGCACGTTTAATCAAGTCTGCCATGGTATCTAACCTGACAATAGCACGGTATAACTTTGTTTGATTTTCTATAGAGAAGCCACCATCTTCTATTAAATTCATGGCATCTGTGTAGAGTTCTCCGCCTTCTTTTATCTTAGCAGGATCTCCTGTTTCAATCAAGGCTAAACCTTTAGATGCCCAACGATCAATGCGATTTCTAGCATCTTTAAACTTTGCATCTTCTTTGTAGGAGATATCTTTGGCATCGTAGTGGTTTAGAACCTTCATGGGTGTAGCACCACCAATTATTGAGGCTACAAAGGGTACGTTAACTTCTTCATCTGAGAATGTACCAGCTAAACTACGCCGTTTACTGCGGTATTCACCTGTCTCAATCAACTCAGCAACTTTAAAGTAGATGTCTGCTGACTTTATGTTACGCATCATAATTGTGAACTCTTCAGCAGCAACTTGATTGTGTCCACCAATGACAGCAGACAGAGCATTCTTAAGAGATGTGTAACCTTCTGTACCAATCTGAGCAGATGGGCCACCAAGTGTAGACCAAACAGGATCTTCAGCAAATAGTTCTGTGTACTGTTGTACTAAACCACCAAGAGGAGCAATACGAGTACCTAAGGATACGTCTGAACCTACACCTTGAGAAAGAACCCAGTCAAACAAACCGAACTTTACAGCATTTAAGGCATCTGTTGAGTTAGGATCTTCTGGATCAATGCCCATTGCTACCATAGCAGCTGTAACTTTGGGAGGGAAGCCCATACCACGAGTACCGAACATCACTGTGTTGGTAGCAAGCATACGTGCTCGTTCACCTTTAGTCAAGTCACGACCAATAAGGATGTTATCCAAGAAACGGTTGGTGTAAGACATCCACTGTGTAGCTAGACCAAGGATTGGACCTTCCTGATAGGCACCTTTCTGACCAGATGTCATACGGAAGGAGAGGACTTGCTCACGATTGGCTACATACTGTAACCCTTTCTCACTGAACACATCATCTGAGACTTTTCTTGCACCATGTTCAACAACAGCTGTAGCAGCGGATGCAATACGACCATAAAGCTCACCCATTTTAAATGGTGTAAGCCCCATCTCTAGCATTTCAGAGGCTACACCAGCATTCTTATTAAAGGCTGCTCCACTACGTTCCAAAACAGACGAACCGATAATGTCACGGCCTGATTCACGCATGTAACGTACTGTATCTTGCAACTCTTGCTTGGTCATACCAGCAAAACCGTTAGCATACATAGCATCAATGTCTTTGGCAGCAGATTTAGGTGTCTTCAACATCAGGTGTGCAATGATTGGGACAGCAGCAGTAGCTTTAGCACCAGCTTTAGGGGATATAGCCATGATCTGAGTAACGTGAGATGCGTTAAGCACCATCTGGTCAGGGTTTAGGAAGCCCATCTTTAGGTGGAAAGCAAATGCTCTGGCTCTACCAGCTGCACCACCAAGCCAATCTTCAGGTTTAGTCTTTAAACCTTTACCTAAACCAAACACACCTTCGTCGTAGATGCTTTGAGCAAACATAGAGTACAAAGTGTTCTCTTTATCTGCACGATCATGTAAACCTAGACGCCGTTTGATTACAGCTTGTTGATCCATCATGTCTGCGTCTACAGACTTAGAACCTTTACCGCCTTTGATGTTAGCTAGACGTACAAAGTCCTCAGGTTGTGACGGAATTACACCACTTTCAAACTCTACGTTACCTAATCTCTTAGCTTTTTGTACCCAACCATTGACAGCAGCCTGAGTTGCTTTATAATGAGTGTAACGGTAAGCGGTTGATTGGAACTGTTCTAGGATATTAGCAATAGGCTCTTGATTACCTACACGAGCACCACCGTATTCCAGAAGAGGTGTGTCTCCACGTTTACGAGATACTCGCATTGACTGGTACTCACCTACAGACATGCCCTGTCCTTCAACAATCTCAGCATCTACCTGTTGATCTCTACGTTTAACCTCAAACTTAGCAGTGAAGTCTTCTTTTTGTTTACCAGCTAGAAGTTTTAAGTCACCAAAGTTCTTGATTGAAGATGGGTTCCAAGAATTGTTAGCTGCAACTACAGCATTAACTCGTACCAAGTCATCACCAGAAATGTCTAGCTTAGAAATAGACTTGATACCTGTAGCTTTAAAGATAGGAGCCAATACATCTACAATGTTGTTCAATTCTTTGGCAGCTTTATCAGCTTCTTTAGCACTGAAAGAACCTAAGAGTGTACGGAAACCTTTTGCTGCTTTCTTACCACCAGCTAGAGTAGTCTGGTAGATTGAACCAATAAAGAAGTTAAGTGTTTCATTGTTACGTGAGCCACCTACATTGTATCCTAGTACATCTGACTTCTGTGGAACACGAGCATCAACAACATCCGTTACATACTCAAACATCTTGCCATCTGGTGTCTGATAAGGTTGATCTAGTTTGTAAACTACCCGTTCACCTACACGGGAACCTTGAATACGACCCTGCAACCTGCTGTACACTAGATCATCGTCAGCTACTTTGGTAATCACTCCAATACCGTCATAGCCTTGATCAATAGTCACACTCCAACCACCACGGTTAGCTACGTTCTTCAAGATCTCAGTAGCTTTAACATTCCATGAGGCATTGTTAAAGTCAGTCAAGGCCCGGTAAGCAGTAAGCTGTTTCTCAGTTGCCATCTTACCGTTTATTTGATAGAAGTCTGTAGCAAACTGCTCTGAGCTTGGAGCACCCCGTTGAGCAGCTAGGTTTGTATCTGTGTCACCAAGAGGTGTGTCACGGTAACGTGTCATAACCTTATTGACTTCAGCACCTTCAACCTTACTCAGTTTGTTAATGTCTTTAAAGGATTGATCAGCAATCTTACTTACCCTAGATACAATACCTTCAGCTGCATTGAGCATAAAGCCAATACGAGGGCCAACTGTAGTTTGTCCAGCGGAGAATAGACGGGCTGCTGCACGTTTTACGAAGCCATCATCTATTGTAACGTCTTCAATTTCTTTAGCTAAACGACTTGTGTCAATACGTTCTTGATACTCTAAGTACCATCCACGTTTGTTTTCTTTCAAGCCGTAACCTTGCTCTAAGTCATCAGCATTTCTACGTATTGGCTTGTAACGTGGGTCATTTCCTACTGCTTCTACTGCTTCCTTACGGGTAGCAAAGGCTGCACCATTCTCTGACTTACCAAGGACAGCTGAGTAGATATAGTTGTCTGAACCTTCTGCCCGTCTACGAGATACCTTTACAAAAGCATTAGTGGAGCTATCCATAAGACGAGTAGCAACCTTCTGAGTAGCTTCCTGTAGGCTCTCTCTTGAGAAGGCTTTACCAGCAAAAGGAGATGCCATGATCCGTGATATTTCATCAAACAACATAGAGGCTTTAGTGCCTTCGATTACTGTTGCTGCCTGAGGTACTGGTGTACTAGGGTTAGGATCTAAAGTAGTTGGGCCAGCTTTACCTGATACAGAGTTAGGAGCATTACCTGTGTTGATTTGAACGACTGTGGCCTTAGCACCAGCTACGTCACCTTTAGTTGCTGTAATAACTTCAGATGCTGAACGTGCTTTGAGTACACCAGCCACTGTCTCAGCTGTTGAGGCTGTACCAGTGATCAGTTTGCGACTACCTGCGGCTACTACACGACCTGCTACCTTGGTAATACCCATTGTAGCTACATCTGCTAGGGCTAACAGTTGGTTAAAACCAGCATTCTCATCTGTGCCGTAGTTATCTACTAGAACCTGTACATCCCTGAGGCTTTCATACTCACGAATGTTAAAGATACCTTTAGTTTCTGCATCATCTAGCTCTGCATCCCAGTAAGCATCGAACTCTTCTGGTTCCATAAGCAATGTATCTGCATACTCTTTAGATTTACCAGCATCCTTACGGATTAACATCTCAAACACACCGATAGTGAAGTCCCTAGCTGTGTTCAAAGTACCAGCAGCTAACCACTTGAATGTGGAAGGGTCATTCTTCTCAAGACGTTCAGCAATACGTTTGTTAATCAACTCATAGTTAGTCAGCATACGTAAAGTTTCTTGGTTAACTGTATCGTCATCAACCATCATAATACTTGAGAAGATAAACTCACGAGGAGATACAGCTACTTGCTTACGGTCTACATGTTCTTGAGCTAATTGTCCTGCTTCTTCCACTGGTACACCAGCTGAGTACAAAGTCTCAAGGAATACATTAAGGTCTGGGAACTTTCGGGCTAGACCCTCATGTGTCATATCCTCAGCAAGACGAGCCTCTGAGATTACAGCAGGATCAACCTCAAGGAGTAGGGACTGTTCTTCAATTTTCTGTTGTTCTATAGGTGACGTTGGATCAATAACGATTCGATCTTCTTGTTGAAGACTCTCCTCATCATTTTGAAGAAGTTCCTCTAGGCTTACGATACTGCTCATTACTTTACCTATCTACTTATTATGTTGGAACTACATCACGGTTTTGGTAAGCTGTAATACCTTCACCAATTTTGCTACCATACGAAGCAGTAGTTTGAGCTATTCCAAAACCAATCTTTGCTATATCTCCGTATTTCTGAGCCTGCCCTTGGAAGAAAGCAACTTCAGAACTAAGCCCACTCATTTGTGTACCAAAGCCTAGCTCTGCTCCAAGTTGTGATTTACCTGCACCAACACCACCAGCTAGACCGGAGCTTTGTGCTGTGCCAGCTGACTGTGCAGAGGCTCTTGCTCGTGCTGAAGCAAGGATATTGGAACGGATAGCTGATCTACGTTGCCGTTTAGCTTGTAGGTTTGAGGCACGGGTCTGAGCATCCGCTGCCCTTCGTTGAGCTTTACCAGCTTTAATAGTACCAGCTATACCAGCTACCGCACCCGCTGCAACTACACCACCTACTACTGAGGCAGCAGTAACTGTACCTGTAACACCTCCTGCGATACCAATAGCCGTTCCAATCGCCGTAAATACAGCCATACTAAAATTCCTTCATGTAGTGGGTTTCAGCTTTTGAGTAACCCTTTTTCTCGTATATCTCTGAAAGATCAGTTATGTTTTCTAGGTAAGTCATGCCAACGTACTTAACACCATTTGACACAGCCCATTCTTCATATGCTTTCATAAGCCTAAAACCAGCAGTAGATGTTCTGTGATCTTTGTTAACATACCAAGCTATTTCAGTAGATATACTATCTGAAGAAAATAAAGGCTGAGCATACATAGCTGCGATAAGTCCTATTATCTCTTCATCTTTTTCTGCTACAAGTATCTCGTAGTTATCTATAGGAAAAGAACTGATGATTGCTTCTTGTGTTTTCTTAGCATCCCACGAGTAAGGTAGTTTAGACTCTTTGTGGAATTGTTTGAATAAGATAAGGCAGTCTAGTACGTCTTCCTCTACTGCTTTGCGAATGTTAATAGGTGTTGTTTTTACCACCAATTACCTCATATCCTACTAGGTGAAAGTCTTTACCTGCTGCACTTTCAAACCTAAGTTTCATTGAACGTCCACGACCACGGACTTTTGATTTAGTTACCACTGTATCAGTAGGGTAATTGAAAGAACCTAAATCGTTTGGGTCTACTACTGGAACATCTTTAAGTTTATAAATTTCACGGGGAGTACTGTTTGCCTTACTCAAGTTCCAAGACACAGACATCAAACAGCTGGATGGATTGATGAAGTCGTAGCCTGCGCCATTAGCTACATAACCATCTTCAGTCACCCGCATGTACGTTGTAACGTAAGGTGCAGTCTTAAAGGTTGTCATGTCACCCATGAAATCATAACCTGCTTCAGCATAGCTTTTGTAGTCTGCATTACCCCAGTCAAGATACGTAAACCCACGGAAGGTGGCAAAGGTCATCTTGCCTGTAGTGCCATCCCGTACAAGAACTTTGATCTCACTGTCGCCCTGTAGGTAGTCACGGTACAGTGTAGCAACGACAGTATCCGAACCATTAATGATTGTGTCTGCGCCGTTAACAACCTGTGTCTCTGTTGAGGTAGAACCTAGACCAGCATAGTAAGATGAACCAATAATGTAGCTTGTGTTAGCATCTTGATCTTCTATTCGCCAAGGATAAAAAGCCTGTAGTGCTAAGTCCATAACAAGTATATTGTTGTACTTGTAGTCTACTGTCTCAATCGCATCAGGGTAGAACCAAAACACTCTTTGGTTTACTTTGTCGTACTCTACGTGGACCTGTGCCTTCTTTTCATTAGGGATCTTATTCCAGAAGGTCTGAATAGTTGGGAGAGATAAGTTCTGTGCTGTTGGTACATTAAGGCTTTCACCCTGTTGGATAGCATAGATACCAGTCTTACTCCACCACACAGGCAAGCCATCTGCTACAATAAAGGAGTTCTCATTTGTTAAGCCTGTGTCACTGATACGAGTAATAGCATACTCAGTAGCACGGAACACGTTGTCTACACCAGCAACTGCCCACACACCATTCTCAGCAAACACCAAGAGGGATGCCCCTAGTACGTGCAACTTACGAATGTTGTGAGCATCAGGGATACGTACTACACCACCGTCAGTATCCAGTAGATCACTAATAATTTCTGAGGTAGGGTCATACACCTGATAGCAGTTACCTACATCAGCCATTCTTTCAGTAAGCCTAGAGAAGTAAACCTTACCACCATTCTTAGCTGAGTCAATACCTGCGTAGAATACTCTACCAGCATAGGCTGCAACACTACGGAACCTACCAGTTTCTGTCTCTGTTGTAAGCCCTGTACGTACTTTACTAAATATATTAACTACAAAGTGACCGTTGGAAGCAAGAGATGAACCTGTGTAGATTTCTTCCCAGTCAGTTTTATTGAAGGCTCCGTTAGCATCTTTTCCTGAGTACCAAGCATGCGTTAGAGGGGGGTAAATATTAGTTGCTCCGTATGTTGTTAAGGCAGCAGCACCTTTGGTCCCTACCCAACCTACGTTCTTTGTATCATAAATACGTTGTGCCGATGGCGCAACATTAGGTGAAAAGTATTGACTTGTTACTTCAGCATCGGAACCCTGCCAATCAAAGTCACGTTCTTTAAAAGCTATAACTGTCTCAGAGAAAGTCTGGGCAGATGTATTGAACTCAACATAGAATGTATTGATTGCTGGTGAAGCAACGATCAATGCACCATTCAAGGAGGTTACTTGGATACGTTCTTCTGAGGGGGAGAGATTGTTAGATGCAGTGTAGGTGTTAAGGTTAACAGTATCTGCATACTTATTAGCTGACAAAGGATTAGCTGCCTTCTCGTAGAAGTAAAGAATGTTGTTTACTTGAACTACTAGGAACTCTAGGTTAGTCTGACCACCTACATTGAACCAGTCTAGTGTCTGAACTAAAGCACCCTGAGGTACAACAATATCTGAGAGTACATGGTTATCTTCATATGTCAAAGCCTGACGCCTACGACGAGTACCGTCCCGTTCCAAGGCACAGTTAAGCTCATCTACTGACGCATTCTCAGGGAACGTAAGCTCAGAGGCCTCAGTAATGAGACCTTTAACAAAGGTATTAACTGTTCTCTGGATCAGGCTCTGTGGCATTTAGCATTTCCTTCTTGGCCTCACGAGCCTTGTACCTGTCATTAACTGCTTTACGAGGTGTAGTCTTCTTTAACTCTAGGTGTGCTATAACAGCTTTTAATGCTGCGGCACTACCTGTCCACCGTCCGTTCAGTTCTTCTGGAACCTGTGCTCCACTCTCGTACTTTACTGCGTAGAACTTAAAACCATCTTGAGGATTATAAACGATAAGAGCTTTTTCAGTCTTATTACTTTCTACTTTTATTTCTTGACCATCTTCACTTGTAATTAGGTTAACGTCTACCATAGTCGTTCTTAGGCCTTCCTACATTTAGTCGGTGTAGATCGTTTTGTACGTACACCTTTTGGCGTCTAGCCAACTGCTCAATCTTAGGGTCAGTACCTGACTTGAACAAAGACAAGGCTGTTGATTTAGCCTCAGCTAGAAGATATGGGAACATTACATCGTCAATGTCTGGGATAAAAGTATCTGTGTAGGAATCGAATGTTGGGAACCTTACACCGTAAGCTCGTGTCTTAGCTGAGGTAAGGGTGGAGTCTACTGATGACATGTAAGAGTCTAGTACTACATTCTCATCATCAAAGGAGGTATAGTAAACTGGCATTACATCGTTACGGATAAGTAAGATACTGTCTGCTTGTACATCCTCAACTTGTAATACGTTTGAGGCAGTACTGTCCCGGCTATCTGACACACTAAAGAAATCGTCTGGGCTTAGGTATGTAAGACGTTTGTATTTTACACTTCCAACTACTTCTGTCACGTTGTAGTCTAAGAACTCAATGTTCTTTATACGGGCAGGAAAAGAGAAGTGGGTAGGTCTAACTGAACTAGAGAAGGAGGTGAGCTTAATAGTTTGTGAATGTTCAGGGATAGCCCGTGCGGATATCAAACCGAAGTAAGTATTCTCAATAACACTAGCTATCTGAGCAGCTTCGTTTGAATCAGAAATACTGTTGATCTCCTCCGAATCCATATCGGACAAGATGTTCTGAACCATTTCGAGGAGAGTCATTTTCATGTTATGCACTCATTCCAATAATTGAGACATAGATGTTTGCGTAGTTTACATCTACGTTGTCTGCATCAGCCTTAGTTTTAATTTCAATGTAATCGTTCTGTGCAAGGGTTGTCAAACCAGTTACACTAATAGAACCCCAAGTTCCTGTAGCAATACTACGGATAGCCCTTGAGCCTACAATCTCTGTACCGTTCTTAAACAAGGCCCACTCTACATCCTTTGTTGGTCCTGTAGTCTGAGTAGATGACATTGTTACATTGATAAGACCAGTAAGACCTGTAGCATCGTCATATTTAAATCGTAGGTTAGGAGAGGTGACTACTGTAAAACCACTGGTTGTAGTAGAGGAGATAGAAGGAGATAGGAACTTCTCAGCAATATCTGTATCAAGAGAATAGGCATAAGGAGAAGACTTATTAAATGCTGTTGCAGCCCCTAAGTGTCTGTGGATAGGTTGCCATGTACCACTGCCAGAACCATTAGCAACGTAGGTCTGCCCACTACTAGCAGCAGCAACACCCTTAGGTTCGTGTAATGCACCACCTGTTAATACTGAATGTTCTACGTTAGCCATGTTAATCTATCCTTACCGGGGGGCCTTGTTAAGACTATTATACACAGAAGTAAAATAGTTGTCAAGCATAAAAGGGTAACAGGAGGAGATTTCTCCCCTCCCGTTGTATTTAAGTTTAAGCCATTGGCTTTGTAAGAACAGAAACCATGTTCTCTGGACGGTACAATTTCATACCATAACGTGCAGTAGTAACAAACTCTGTACGCTGATAGTCTTTGTTGTACTCAGTGTCCACGTTTGGCATCTGACGCCATGCACCAACAAAAGGCGACACAGCTTGGTCAGCTGAGAAGAACAAGTTGTTGATTGCGTTAGCTGGAGCAGCCGCACCACTGATAGTTTCTGAAGCCTTTGTAGCAAGGTAGTTAGATGTGTATACATCAAAACCATAGATGTTAGCTACAAAAGACATACCAGAAGCGATACCAGTATTTACGATACCTTCCCAACGTGGGTTGTTAGCTACAGTTGTCAAAGCTGAGAGGGTATTCATCTCAAATTCAACAGACGGATCAACAATAGCCACGAGGTTACGCTGTGGTACTTTACCAGTCTTCAATGCACGAAGAGCTTTTGCGAAGTCTGCAACTCCAATCACACCACCAGTACCCGAACCAATCATACGGTGAGCAACACCGTTAATGTCGTTAGGGTTAGCAGCTGTTTGACCAGTTTGAGCCAACTTCATGATGTCTGTTTCCAGACGTTCCATCAAAGCACGTTCCTGAAGTGGAACAAACTGAGACATGATTTGATTGGCGTAGTAAACATCCTGCATCGCTTTGTTAGTGATGTAGTTACTGGACTGTAGGTAGTCAGTAATGGTAAATGTAAACTGTGCATCGTCAATCGGTGTATAGGACACTGCTGTATCTTCAGCATAGTCAGCAATGGTTGCATCGCCAAGTGATGGGATTTTGAATGTATCTCCGTCAGGGAAATCACTCAACCAGTTGACGTATTTCATACCTTGCAGTTCGTCACGCAAGATTTCTTTAAGTTCTGCACTCCAGACTTCCGCCCGTTTAGCAAGTGCTAGTGTTGCTACTGTATTACCAGCCATTTCCGTATTCCTTTATTAATAAAATTTATCACCCAAGCGATCAGCATCAGCCATCATCGCACGTTGGGTAGTGGGTTTGTAGTATAGTGACGAGTTTTCCCTGCGAAGTTTCTGGTAGTAACCAAAGTCCTTCTCAGAAGAAGCTTGCATTGTAGAACCTTCAGTACGAATGCTCCCTTGAACCATTGGTGAAGGTTGAGGTGCAGACCTACCCATCAACTGCATAAATGCAGATGGTGACTTAGCAGCCATACCTTGTAGTTCACTAATAGGTAGCCCCAGTTCAGCTGCTTTCTGCTGTACCGCAGATGCTGCCTCTGTTCCGTAGGCTTTTTCAAGTTCCGATTCAACGACAGCTATGTTGCTTTTAGCAGCATTTGCTAACTCTCGTTTCTTCAGGGTCTGTTCAACTAGGCTCTCAATGTTTGCTTCACTCGACACAGGCTGGGTGTTAGCTGTATTCGAAGTGCCACCATTATTGTTGTTGTAGGGATCTGAAAGTTCGGTTGGGGTTGCCGAGGCCATTTCTTCCATCTTAGTTGTAACTCCAATTTTATAGGCTTGTTTCTCTAGGTCAGATTTTAAAGCAGCATTTTCTTGTTTCATCTGTTCGATAAATCTATCTGCTTCTACTTTACCTTTTGCTAAAGCCTCTACATCGTTGAACTTACGTCCTTCTCCCACAAGATCACCTAGGACTGAAGGGCTGGTTGGCTCTTCAAAGGATGATACTTGTTCACTCTGCGTTACAGGGGTCACCTGTTCTTCAGAAAATACACTCATTGTTATTCCTTGTCTAAATTAATAAGGTCCAGCACAGTGGTCACTGCTCTATTGAACCCGTTGCGATCTGCTTGCTTGTATGCCCACGAAGGTGAGTCATAGTCTGCAGCAGGGGTAGTATCCTTTAGCATAGGCTCTAGGATTTCTTTGAGTCGATCTAGTCCCTCACGTTGAGACTGCAATGTTTGTGCTACCGACTCTTTATCTTTCTTTGTCTTGCATTCTTTAAACCAAGCTGCCTTCATTCGATAGGCTCCTCAGAGACTTGCTCAGGAGTAGGTTGTAGTTCCTGCATACCCTGTTCAGCTTTCTCTTCTTGCTCTGCTTCAAACTCGACTTGAGCCTCTGTGACAACCTTCTGTGTCTCAAGCTGTTCAGTCACTGCAATGTTCTCACGGAACAAAGCGGGTTCACCTAATTCATCTGCTAACAAACGAGCAAACTCTTTACCTGATAGGTGTGACCCGATAGTAGGATCAGATGCTTTGATCTGGTACATAGTAGTGAGGTTCTGTACACGTTGAGCACGTTCAGCAAAGTGACGAGCACCCATTGGGATGATCTTACCATTGGCTTTAATATCTTCACGAGTAATCTGTGTGAAGAAGTACAGGCCTGTGTCCTCGTTTAGAACCTTGGCTGTATCCTCGTAGTCCATGTTACGACGAGATACTTCAAGCATAGCATTCAAGATTGGCTCAAGGAACACACGTTCGAAGTGAGCAGTCTTGTGTTGGAAGATACGACCTGCTGCTGTCATAAGCTGGTTGACTTCAAAGGCTGTCTTCTCACCAGCACTACGGATACCCATAGCCTCACGAGGAGCACCAGCCATCATCTCCATCTTAGCTTCTAAGTTCTGGATCTGGAAGTCAGCATTAAGGGCAGTCGAGTCAGGTACAAGATAACCTACATCACCATCATCACCTAAGTAAATACGAGCATTAGGTTCAAAGTCAAAGTCCTCTACATCACCACGGATCTTTAGGACAGGGTAAGCAATCTGATCAAACACATCTGCTTTAAGGTTTTCTAGGTGATCAATGCGGTACTGCATACCTACAAGATTGTCTAGTGGTCCCATAGAGTAGATGTTGTCAGGACGATCCCGCCAGCCTACGTGGAAGATAGGATCACGACCAAGATAGCTAGGGTTCTCTTCATTAGACAAAACGTATGCACGGTCAACGATTGTGATGATACGATTGTTTAGGAATTTACCTGACTTAGTATCGTAGATGTCTCCGTAGAATGTAAGTATCTCTACGTAGTCTGATTCGTAGTAGTCAGTTATGTTAGAGAAACCATCAGCTACAAAACCGTCTGACTTATTAACGTCTACTTCGTTGCCCTTAGCTGCACCACGGTTACCTAGCATCTTATTGAAGATGTCAGCCATGTACTGTTTATCTGGTGCGGTCTCGACCATACGTTGCACTTCACCTAAGGTAACAACAGAACGTATAATCTTAGGAGTATCAGCAAACTCAGCAGCTACAGGATTAAAGCAGATGTCGTAAGGAGAGATACGTACTAGCTTTGGACCTATGTAGTTTACAATACGATCACCGTCTTCAAAGTTAGTTACCTTGCGTTGGTAGTCTACCATAGCAAAGCAGTTACCGTACTGGATGTAATCATTGATAAGTTTACTTGTTGTATTTACAAAGTCTGACTGACGTACCTTGTTTTCCATGTACGCCTGAATAACGTCACGTTTAATCTTAACATCTGATTCAGTATCAGTAGCTTCAAAACGAAACCAACGCTTCTGTGGAAACAAAGCGGCAAAGTAGTTAGCATGTAAGTTATCAGCAATTTGTGTTAGCTTAGGTGTCGTAGTTGAGTTAGACCACGGCAGCTTGTTGTTACTCGTAGTACGAGTGTCTGTAGCATAGACGTAATTACGTAACTCTTTCCATTCTGTGATCTTCTCAGAACGAGCATTGTTCCATGATGACCAACGGTTGGAAATGTCCACAGCTAGGGTGTGTGGATCAATAATGCTTTCAATGTCGATTGTAGTGCCAGCCATGATGACTCCTAGTCCTAGCCTGTGTGATAATAATAACACACCTTAATTTCTTTGTCAATAGTTAAAATGCAACACCACCGAATTTAGGATGGAATACTACATTATTATCTTGACTTCTTATTCTCTTGACAGCATTGCCAGGCTTAATAGCTACTTCAACAGCAGCTGCCAAACAGTCTTTACAGTCATCGTGGGCAGGGTTATACGATACTAACTCTTCTTCTAAGACTTGGCAGTTACCACCACGGTAATGAAACATCTGTAGGTTGTCATACCTAGGCTCAAGGATAGCTGCTATACGTTCTTCTTTAGAACCTTGGTGTCTGTTGGGGCGGTGCTCATCAATCTTTAAGGCAAGGCCATTAGGTTTAATGTAGTTATCTTTAAGTTCTGTAACAATAGCTGACTGAGCAGCAGTACATTCAGCCCTTAGTTTCCTGAAGTCCCAACGGTTAATCAGGTCTAGGATATGTTTAAAGTACTCAGAGATCCTGTCAGTCTTGAAACGATCAATGTCTAAAACATATACGTTATTTTCAAAGTCCACACCAATGACGACAATGGCGGTGTAGTCGGCACGTTTACTGACGCTGTAAGCAAAGTCCACAGCTGCACTAACATTTAGTTTACGTCCTTTGTAGTGCCACTGCCCGTTGTCTCTATTCATGTGTTTACGATCATAGTACTGAAACCTGTCGTAAGCAATAGGTTGTGTATCTGGGTCAGTAGGATCGTTGTAGTACTGTGCTCTGAACTGAACCCTGTCTAGGTACTGTCCACGTTTCTTAGCTAGGATCTTAATGTTGAACCCAAAGAACTTACCGTCCTTACGTGTTTGACGAGGCCACAGAAAACCGCCAGTACCATCACCAGAATCTTCTACTGCTCTCTCCATGACCTCATAGATATTTTCTTTACCTGTAAGCTCACCTTGATTTGTGTAAAGATCTTCTTCCATACCCATCAAATCAGAGTAAAGATCCTTGGGGTGGTAACGAGTTCCTACTACCCACTCCCTAGCTTCACTACCCTCAATAGATGAAAGCAATGAGTATTGGGATTTAACTTTGTTCCGTCCCTCGTTAGTGTAAGCATTCTCAAATACAACTACATCGTCGAGGACAGCAATATCGCAGTGCATCCCTGTAAGGGAAGTAGTAAGACCACCAGTAAAAATAGACGGGTCACGTATAGCTTCCTTCTTACGGTCAGGGTGGTCTAAGGCTATCTCAGAAGTAGTCCACTTTTCTCGTTTACTCTCATCCTTATGTAAGTGTTGAGGCCAGTACTTCTGATGTATGTCTGACTCAAAGATGTTCTTGATAAACGACAGCTGCTTCTGTGCTAGGTTAGATGTAGCTGAGATGTAGAGCACCCTGAGTGTAGGGTTCTTAGTTAACTCCCAAGCTACCCGATAAGCTACCATAGCTGACTTACCGTGATCTCGTGGGAACAAAAGTAACTGATGGGTTTTAGACTCTTGCCTAGTCCACCACTTACAGACATCTTCGTGACAACTCCCCAAAACACGCTGGGGAGCTACAAGTCTAATAAAAGTAATAAGACTACTTTCAGCAGCTTCTCTTATTTCTTGGGGAGTTGCCATTAAGTTATACCGCTGTTGAGCCAGCCATGTCAGCTTGAGCCATTACCCAGCTATAACATTTGTCCATGAATGCGTCACCCGATGCAGCTTGAACGTCATCTAGGTTTGCGTGGAACCTAGAGAACGCAATGTCTCTGGTATCATCAGTTGGTGTTGCTGTAGCGTAAGCAGCCAGATCAATCATGACACTGAACTTTGGGTCATCACGTTGGCGGCTGATGGAAGCCGTTGCGATGCGCCAATAGGCGTTGTTGAAAGCAATACCATACTGGCTTGTGCCTTCTGCG